AGTTTTCTCTTCAAATTCGTCTATGACGGTTACCATCGTGTCGCTCACCGAAACAAGCTGGTACTTCTTACCCATGTCGAACTTGTCCTCAAGGCCGATGTTGTTTATGCAGACAACCATGACGACCTTCTTTTCGGGCCTTGGAATCTCCTTCAGTTTCTTGTGGTTCTCGTCCTGTTTTTCAGGCTCCTTGCCTTCCTTCTCAATATTTCTCACGGCAGTGCAGTGGCCAATCGTCATGACCGCCCTGACATGGCTTTCTGGAATGCCGTCGTTGAAAACATCTTCACAATTCACGCCTTTCACGCATCCAGTGACGATGTCAACACCAAGCTCGAAGTCGAATTCCTCGCCGACCATTTCAAACAGCTCCTTCGGGTCGTCAACGAGAACTTCAAGCTCAACTTCGATATCCTCCATCGTGTTAAGCCCTTCATTACGATTGTCAACAACGTCATGCCTGTTAACGCACAATACCCTGGGCCGTCCGAGCACTACCATCTTCTTTTCCCGCATTTTTTCATGACCTCGTAGACGATTCTCTTCAGGTTCTTAATGTTCTCGGAGAAGCCAAGCGCCTCGATGTAGCCGCCGTTGAAGAATGCACCCTTCAGCCTTGCCGATTCATCGGTTTCGATGTCGAACTTGAAGACGACCTTTCCATTGTCGTGGAACGCCTCCTCAAGCTCGTGGCCATCGGTCATGATGAACGCGGCCAAGTTCAGGTTCGATGTCTGGTAGCTCATTTTGAAACCTTAAATGTGTAGTAGATGTCACCATCAGATGCCTCGGCCTGTATGGCAACACAGCCACTCGGATACTCCTTGGTGTCAATCTCGATGCAGTACTTTGGCGGAATGGCTCCCTCTGGAATTACATCGAAATGTTCACTGGCGACGTGCATGAAGAGCATGTCGTTAACAGCGTCATAGGAAATAAGAAGCGGCTGGAACTGTGAAAAGAAAGATGCCATACAGCCAGTTGCAACCATGTCGGCGTAGACCTCCATGGCTAACTCAACGGTCCCTATGCGACGCTGGCCAATGGCCGTCTTTTTGTTCCTGCCCTTCGGTTCAAATGCCCTGAGCATCATCTTTTCCTATCTTTCTGAGCCATTCCATAAAAAACAGGAACTGGATGATTTCGTAGTCATTCCAGCCTTTTGACGACAAGGAGTTCATGATGTCATTCTCAACACGGGCGGCATCCTTGACTGGGAGGTGAGCCCGAGTGTCAAACAGTGGGTCAATAACCTCCTCCGGAATGCAATCCCATTGGTAACCCTTGAGTGACAGCAGTGCCGTCTTGTACTTTCTGGCAACCTCTCCCCTGACCGCTTCAACAATGCTCATTTTTGCGGCTCCTTCAGTATGGCGTCTTCAACACTCCAGTTCTGCTTGTAGATTCTCTGCCAAGTTCGCCCGTATGGAACGCCGTGGCGCTCGCAGAGTTCTTTCAGCAGGACTTTCTCACCTCGCCACTCAACCCATAGCGAGCGCCTTGTGTTGCGCATTTGGGTGCTCCTGTCGACCCAGCGGCAGTTTTCTGGGCAATAGTCGCCAGTGTGGTCGATGCGGTCAATCTGCATGGCCGCGCCGTAGCCGTGGTATTGGGCCCACGCAAAAAACATGCTGTACGTGTGCCACCGCTTGCAGATGCGGATACCCTCGTAGTACTTGGCCATTTCGTGCTGACCATAGCAACGCTGGAACATGTTGCGCCAGATACGCCAGAGTCGAGGGTCGGCATCCCGCTCCTCAAGTGTGTAAGTAAGGCGGTCTCGAAGTCGGATTATGGGCTTCCGACCAGTCTTTCTCTGAATGACCTCACCGACGCCATCTGCGGCGTCGTAGATGTCAATGCCTTTTCTGACTCTTTTCTTCATCTTCTTGCCTCCTGGGGAATCGGTGGTGGAAGTACCCGTTTGACCTTGACGCCATGAAACGACCTCTTTGGAATCGGAGGAGGGGTACCGCGCAAACGCTTTTCAGCAAGGAACTTCTTTTTGGCCAAATCATCCTCGTGCCACAGCATCGCAATCTTGTAGATGCCGTACGCTGGAAAGATGACGAACACGGCAATCATGCCTACGATTGAAAATATTATTGAAGAAATCATGACTTCTCCTCGTTCTTGAAGAGTTTCACGGGAGGAAGGCTCTTTTCAATCTCACTCGGCTGGCAGGTCGGAGGGTCGTCATGATTTCCGCCGAGTGTCCCAGGCGGTTGCGGCTTGCGGTCTCTTTGCATAAGCTGTTTACGAAGCTCTACCTTGTTCAGTATCGGGATGTGGAATAGCTTGTTCATCGTGAGTCCCTCAGTCGCTTAATTTCGGCATCCAGTGCGGCCTGTTGTCGTTCGATGCGTCTGAACATCCGCCATGACTCAACAATGTATGCAATGGCGGCAGAAGTGATGATGGTGACGAGTGAGACTGCAATCATGCTGATTTCCTCCTGTTGATGACTTGCACGTTGTTGCCGTCGTAGGTGATGTATCCAGCTTTGGAAAGTCGGCGAAGGTCGGTTCGGACCTTACCGCGAGTGGAGCCCACCCATGCTGACACAATCTCATCGACCGTTGTCATCCCGTCGAGAATCATGTTGAAGATAATTGCCGCCCCGATGCTCACTTCTGTGATGCTTGCCTTTTTCATGATGCTGTCCTCTTATGAGGTTTGATGTTGTCGGATTGCTCCGTTGATACCAATACTATAGTATTTCACAATCGTAAGTCAAGGCCATTTGTAGTAAAAAGTTTGACAACGTATAACATCAAAGGTATGCTAAGGTCAAGGAATCCAAACACAAATGGAGTAAAAAACATGACAAAGCCAACTCAATACTATCTAAAGAGCGTGCTGTTCTACAGGGATGGAAATTTGTATTGGAAGGAGACTGGCAAAATCGCCAGCAAGCCATCGACGAGAGGCTACCGAAATGTCTTCATCGACGGAACGACCCATCCTGAGTCAAGGCTCGTCTGGATTTTTCATCACGGCGATATTCCAGACGGCCACGTCGTCCACCACGTTGACGAGGTTCGTGATAACAACAGAATTGAAAACCTTGAAATCATGACCAAAGGAGAGCACGTCGCATATCACAAGGAAAAAATGTCCAACAATCCAAAAAAGAAACACGACGACCCAAACAGGAAAGAGACGATTGCCCTTCGTGTGACAGTAAAGCAAAAGGACCACTGGGTAAAATGCGCAAAGTCTCAAGGGTTGTCAATCAGTTCAGCAATCCGCTGGCTCCTGACTGAACAGTATGGCATGCCAGGAGAAACACTATGAAGCTGACCATCTACGAAAGGGTCGTCAAGGAGTGCAACGGCGAGGCGGCTGACGCGGCTGTCTTCGACGTCATCGCACAACACGGCGGTTGGCTCGGGGAAAATCAGAACCAGTTCATCAAGCGCCTACTTGGAACAGTCAGGGCCAGAAGCCATCTCAGAGAGGCAGTCAACAGATTGCAGAAGAAAGGCCTCATCGACGTATCTGCTCCATATGGCAGGAAATACCTCTATCGACTGACGGAGAAGGGCTGGGAACTGCTCATGCAGGCAAGGAAAGAAGGCTGAACCATGCTAATCACTGAAGGCTATCTCGCAATACTGAAGCAGATGACGGACGAAAACAGCCAATGGGGAAACTCTGGCTATCGTCACGCTCCTGGCGTCCTGACCCTTGCAGAGGGATGCCACGCTCCTGACATCCTTGATTACGGATGCGGAACAGGCAGTCTCGGGGAGGCGTTGAAGGACAGCCGAATCAACGTGTGGAACTACGACCCAGTACACGAGCCGCTTGGTCGAAGGGTTTGCAAGGTCGTCGCCTGCATTGATGTCATGGAGCACGTCGAGCCTGATTGCATAGAGGACGTCATGGACGACATTGCCACTTTAGGCCTCCACTCCTACTACGTGATTTCGCTCAGGAAGGCCTATGCGGTGCTTCCTGACGGCAGGAACGCCCATATCAGTCTCATGGACGCCGACAGGTGGCTTGAGCGCATGAGGGCCCGCTATGACAGTTTAGACGTAGTCGAATCGAAAGATGACGAGCTTGTTACGATGTGCTACGACTCGAAAACATGGGGAGACGCATCATGACCCACCCGATTACAAGATGCACAGTACACGCCCTGCTGACTGGCCTGACCAAGGCCCAGAAGGAGCGGCTGAGGAAATGCGGCTATACCGACGATGACTTCTCTTCACCTGAGAAGTTCTACGAAGCTCTCGGCGAGTGCCCAGGATGTCGGCTCAAGGAACACCAGATGTTCAAAATGGAGCAGGACATGAAGGCACTGGAGTGCAATAGGAAATATTTCGATGATAAGTTTGACGAACTCGCGAAGAAGCTATAGTCTCAGCGAAGACAAGGAAGATGCTCTTGGTGGGGCCTCTGAATTGCCTCCTTTTGCCCTGACGCCCTCCCTCAATCGGCGTCGGGGCTTTTGCTTTTTGGTATATAGTTAATGTAATCGTTCCCTATGTGGATATGAAAGAATCCGAAGCGCCGTTGGCTGGCCAAGCCTTCGGCGTTTTGGATTTCATGACGAAATCAGCTTGACCGAAAAAGCCTGTTGGCTATAGTAATCACGTTGACACGCTTCAGGCCGTAGAGCTACTTCACTGTTAACGAAATTTGCTCTATGCCATCCATCGGTGTCATCACTCTTTCCTTTAGGATTCCCAATCAACGGCGACCTATTCCAGTTTTTGGCCCTGGGTCGCCACTTCTTTCTACATGGTTAATTTGTTAAATGAATTAACAAGGCGGCGTTTCTCGTCACAGATACCCACTCGCTACGCTCGTGGAATTGGGAAGACATGAAATCATGAAAATTATCTAAAATAATAGGGATGTGGAATTGTGTGTTTCCGAGGCCCAGAAGGGGCCTATTAGGCTATTAGCCTATTATCCTACTCATATCACTATCTTAAGAGCAAGAGAAGAGTAACAGAAGAGTAGGAAAAGAAAGAAAACAAGAAAAGAAAGAAAGTCGTTGTGTTACGATTCGGTTGAGAGGTAATACTGAGAAATCCACTTGACTGTAGAGTGACTATGCATATGGTAATGCAGGCAAAGGGCTGGCTATCGGAGTAAGCTCCCGATAGAAAAGAGTCTTTGCTGTTGCCTTGTGGCTCCCAGCCCTGCCACTTTTACAGGCAACGGCAAACAAAAAGCAACAGCATAAAGGCAACACAATGACAGCCCTGCCCAAATCTCCGCTTCAGTTCGACCCCTTCAAAGTCCCCTCTACAGACAAAGTCTATCGAAATGCCATACACGCCCTGATTGACGACCATGAAGTTGCAGAGGCGGTCATTAAGACTAAGATGCAATACCTGCGACCTAAGTACCACAACAACTTTTCCAAATACAATTGGTCTACCCAGGTTGATTATGCCAACAAGAAGGGAGGCGAGGCATTGGCTGTCTGGGGATGTTACTGCGTCGCATATCACAACACATATGGCAAGTGGCCAGAAGAGCGAAGAGAGATGGGCGACCGTGGGAAAAATCAACATGGCTTTCATGCTCCAATTGTGTTGAGGTTCCTCAAATCTTTCAAGTACCAGAGTGCCTGTAATTCCAAAACTCTTGTCAAGTACTTCGCATGGTATCTGGATGAGTTTCCCAGACAGATGTTCTGGTGGGCGCTTGAGTGTCAAAAAATCAGACAATGGTTGAAAAACATGAAGTATTTCTATCATGAGATGGTTGAAGTCTTTTGCCGACAGTACGCAAAAAAACATGGATTTGACTACTACGTCTCAATGCCACAGCGGAAAGTCAACATCAAGTGTGATAATCTTGAGAAAGCTATTCAGGACGCAGGCGGAACGATGAGTGACTACTTCTCATGGTTCTTTTGGTTCTACCAAGAACGGTGGGATAATCCACTTGGCCTTGGCAACTTCGTCAGTGACGCCGCGATGTCTGCCTATAAGACAGACAGACAACGATGGGCTGACTCTGAAAACTACTTTACCGAGGCTGTTGAAATGTCTGAAAAAATAAACAAAGGAGAAACCAATGCTGGCAAATGAGCTGTTCAGAATGTTTTCTGCAAGGTGTGAAGAGTTTGGTCTTGAAAAGCCGACACCGCTCGACCCAGAGGGAGTGGTTAAACTGCGCGGCAAGATAAGCAAAACAGATGTAGACATTGAGAAACTGCTTGCATGGTACTTTGACTTCTTCATCGAGCAGAATCAGAAGCTGAGCGTTTCTATAGGCATGCTTCTTTCCGACATGGTGATTAAAGCATTTATGGAAGAACACAAGGAACAACATGCCTCAATTGCAAGAAAGCAAAACAACGTACAAAAAGGACTCGGGTTAATCAAAGCGGTAGGACAGAAGATAAAAACAATGCCGCCAGACCAGAAGGCAAAGGCAATCACAATATTACAGCAATACGCGAGCCGTGAGATTTACCTGTCTGAGTTTGAGAAGAAAGTCAAAGATTTAATACCGTCTCAACCTTGACATTGATATGAAATTTGACTATCGTTATGATGTCAGCCTCAAAATCAATATGGAGTAGTCAAAATGGGCAGGAGGACAAAATACAGGGACGACTTCCCGCTCAGGGTACAGCAGTATGCAAGGGAGGGACTGAGCGAGAAGCAGATAGCCCAAAACCTCGGGGTGAGCCACCAGACCTTCAATCAGTACAAGCATAAGTACCCTGAGTTTCTTGATGCTTTAACCAAGGGCAAGGCTCCTGTTGATACTCAAGTCGAGAACGCGCTCTTGAAGAAAGCCCTCGGCTATGAGTATGTCGAGGTACACGAAACCGAGACGTTTGAGAACGGCCACCCGCAGATTATCACAAAGAGAGTCACCAAGCACGTCCCTCCCGATACAACTGCCTGCAAGTTCTGGTTGGCAAACAGGATGAAAGACCGATGGAGAGAGCGACTTGAACATGAGCACACTGGAGACGTCACGATAACCATCGACAAGGACGACGAGTCACTATGAGTGCCCATGTAGACCATTGGACCCCAGTGTCAATTGACAAATGTCACGCCTCGCTCATTTACGGAACCGCAGTCTCTCTCAAGCCGACAACCATACTCGAACTCGGCATCGGGGCTGGGTTCGTCACGAAAATGCTCCTGTTGGCAATTGAATACAACCGCATCGGCTCCTTGACATCGGTTGACAACTGGCACGATTGGAACGGCAATGAACCAGGGCATATTGCAGAGCTGAGAAAAAGAGGATGCAATGTTGTCGTTGCTGAAGAGAGAAATTTCGTCATCTCCTGTCGCGCAAAGTACGACCTCATCGTTGTTGACGGCAATCACAGGCAGGGCGGTGAATGGGCAGACAAGGTCATCAAGATGCTGTCCAGCGGTGGTATTCTGTTCGCCCATGATGTTGACATGGAGCAATATGCTGGGCTCAAGCGTTACGAGGTCCTTGCAAAGCAACTCGGCTTGACCTATTTGAAATTCAACAGGAGCAGTTTGGACGACGAGATGTGCAATCGCGGATTAGCCATGATAGGTATGCCGTAAATTCAACCGTCAGTATAGCCCTTTTAACGCCAGAGAGACGAACAGGCCATCCCCTGACGTCCTGTCGGCAACAACCCATAAAATGCGTCAGAACGCAAGGAAATGGCCTTCAAATTGATTTTGAGGCTAAAACGAGGAGAAACAGGCAGTGGCAAGCAGTATCACAATCAGGCTTGAGAAGACGCAGAAGCAGGCAATCGCCTCCATCTGCAAGGCCCAGGGAACGTCACCAACGGCATACGCGAGGAAGGCCCTTGCCGACGCCATTGCCAGAGACACGGGTCAGGCCATCGGCGCACAGCTCGTCTCGTGCGACCTCGACTTCGGAAAAGCAATTACGCTCGCAAAGGAAGGAAAGCTGGATGACTACATCAAGAAAAACCACATCCCGACCACAATGGCGGAACCAGAACGACAAGATGATGAAAAAAAATCAACCAAAGGTGAAGACGAAAAAGGAAAAGAAGAAGAGCAAAAAGGACAGGGAGAGTCAGAAAAGAAGCCAGTCCTGAAGGCGGAGGGTGAATAAGTGGGAACTGGAGCAACCTCTGACGAGAAGCTGGCATTCATTGAAGAGCACATCGCCACGATTCCTGGAGACATCATTGAGATAGGCTGTTACAAGGGCAGTACGACCCACAGGCTCGTCCCGATGGCCGACAGGCTTGCATGCAAGGTTCATGCTTGCGACAGCTTCATCGGCATGGACAAGCAGACGGACAAGGACTCGGGGAATTACCCGAAGGGCAAGTTTGACGTCGGCGGCGTTGAGGGTTTCCAGAAACTCATGCTCGACCGATACAACGTCGAGCCCCAAAGATACCACTGCCACGAAGGCTACATCCCCGAGTGTCTGGAAAAGTGTGAGAATTTTATCTTAGATAAAATTGGCAAACCACCGTTATTCCGCTTTTGTTATCTTGATGTTGATGTGTACATGCCGACCATGATTGGGTTGTCCTGGGTATGGCCGAAGCTGAGCACTGGCGGTCTCCTGATGATTGACGACGTGTTCGTTGGCAGGGAAACCGATGCTTCTCTTGCCGTGTCGGAATGGATGGAGTCATCGGGAGACGTGCTTGACGTTGTTGGATTCGAGAACAACCAACTCATCGTGGTGAAAAAGTGAATCCGATAAATTTCAAAGAAAGCAACTTCACCTTATGAAACTTGGTTGCCTCGGAATAAAGCCGAAAAACATCACCGAAATCAGCACGTTCTCTGGCGTCTTCATGTACTACCTTTCGGAGCAGTTCGACAAGATTGGTATTGAGCAAGTATGGGCGAGGAGTAATGCCGAGGCAGTCAGACTGAGCGGTTGCGACCACATCTTGGCGTTTGGCAACAGGTGGTTCTCCCATTACGGCGGTGCTGATGCCATGCAGGAACTGACCGACGGCGCGGTCGCTCAAATAGCTGAGAATCCAAGACAGGATAAGTTCGTAGACCAGACGTTCACGATAAACCAAACAGGAGGCAGGAGATGCACCCATATCGACTGGGCGGCTGACCCGACCCTGTTCTACCCAGATGAAGAAAAATACATCATTCTGGACCATCCGACATACAACGAGTACCAACAGTCGATGATGGATGAAATACTGGGGCAGGCAAGGAAGTACAATGGAAAATTCAAAGTGAAGAGACTGCTGGCTGACGGCCTGCATGAAATAGAGGATGAAGTTGAAGAGTTTAAAAGAACGGCAGAAGTGCCCTACCAAGAAATGGCGGCAATCACGAGAAAGGCGGCAATCTTTGTTGTCACCCATCGTGAAAGTTGCGGTCTCCAATGCCTTGAAGCGTCAATGTCTGGAGCCGTTGTCGTCTACCCGAAAGGGTTTCTCAACGAAAATCGTGCGGAAGTTCTTCCGTCGATTGAGTTCAACAACCAAGTGCCATGGGGCCTCGCGGAAAAGCTCTACGAGTCAGGAATCGCCAGGGAGCACGTCATCCACTTCACCTGGGACAAGCCAGCAAAACGAATAATCGACTTCTTCACCAACTGGGCGGAAAACCGTGAGCAGGTTCAGGAAAACCAGCAAGCAGAAGGAGGCTAATCGGCTCCTCGGAAGCAACGCTCACAACATTCTTCTCTACGGCGGCTCCCGAAGTGGCAAGACCCTCCTTATTGTCAGAGCCCTTGCAATCAGGGCCATGATGACGCCGTCAACTCATTGCGTCGTCAGGCGCACCTACAAGGACGCCCGCCAGAAAATCGCCTTGACGTCATTCCCGCAGATGATGAAGATGTGCTTTCCCGATGTTCCTTACCATATCAACCGCAGTGATTGGTTCATTGAGATTTGCGGTTCGAGGATATGGCTGGCTGGACTTGACGATTCCGAACGAAAAGAACACGTCCTTGGATTCGAGTTTTCGACGGTGTACATCAACGAATGCAGTGAGGTCGGATGGGATAGCGTTCAGTTGCTCAGGACGAGGCTGGCCGAAAAGAACGAGCTGACGAACAGGCTTCTCGCTGACTGCAACCCGCCGTCAAAGCGACACTGGACATACAAGGTTTTCATCGAGCACGTTCAACCCGAGGACGAGACGGTAAAGTTCGACCCGAATGACTGGGTCACGATGAAGCTGAACCCATCGGACAACCTTGAAAACATTGATGAAGAGTACATCGACACGCTCAATACTCTTGGTCGCAGACAGAAGAAGAGATTCCTTGACGGAGACTTCTCCGAAGGCGACGAAGGGGTCCTGTGGAAGCGTGAGGATATTGACAAGGGAAGGGTGGAGAGTTGCCCAAGCGACCTGAGAAGAGTCGTTGTCGCGGTAGACCCGTCAGGAACTGGAAAGAAGTCTTCAGACAACTGCGGAATTGTTGTCGTCGCTCAAGCGGCTGATAATGAATATTACGTTCTGGACGACAAGAGCATGGTTGCCCCGCCGTCGAGATGGGCACAGGAGGTAAGCGAGGCGTACCATCAGTATTTGGCCGATGCGGTTGTTGCCGAGACGAACTTCGGGGCTGACATGGTTGAGGTAGTAATCAGGAGCGAGGACTCTTCACTGAATGTCGAGAAAGTCAGGGCGAGCAGGGGCAAGTACGTCAGGGCTGAACCGATGGCCGCGCTCTATGAGCAGGGCCTTGTTCATCACGTTGGGCATCTGGTCGACCTTGAGGATGAGTTGTGCGAATTCAATCCAGAGAAGAATAAGAAATCTCCTGGCAGACTTGATGCTGTCGTGTGGGGATTGACATTCTTATCGGAGGGCTCTTCACAGGTAATTCACCCAAGAGTTTCTGGTCAGGACGTGAAGAGAAAACCAATAGACGAGATGAGCATGCAGGAAATTATTGATGCCGACGAATTATGGGACTCGTGAAATCAATTTACATATTGCACTTGAATCATGATTTCAAAGCGCCTATAATACTCTCAAGCTGACGCAACCAAAAGTAGAACCTCGAATGTAGAGGGCGTCAGCTCGTGTCTATACTAAGCTGGTTCAAAAATCTTTCCACGTTCTCCAGCGGTGCCAGATATCAATCTGGCTTTCAGATTATCAACTCCCTTTTCGGCAGGAATAAAGAGGTATCGGACTCTTCACTTGTCGGGCGTTACAAAAGCTGGGCATACATCTGCGCCACAAGGAACGCTACAAGAGTAGCATCCGTCCCGATGAGGCTTTACGCGGCAAGGGCAACAGGAGAGTCAAGGTCGAGGACGGCATCAAAGTCGCTCAGCAAGCTCAAGCGAGAGAGGCTGATGAAGGCCAATCCGCACCTTCTTGACAACCCACGCATCAAGCAGGCCGCTGAGATTGAGGAAATCATTGTCCATCCGTTCAACGAGCTGATGCAGAATATCAATCCAGTTCGCGACCGTTTCGAGACGTTCGAGGAGACCCAGATTTTCCTCGATATCACTGGCGACAGCTACTGGCTTCTCGAAATGAACGATTCAATCGGCATCCCGTCGAACATCTTCCTTCTTCCTTCGCAGTTGGTGAAAATCGTTCCAGACAAGAACAGGTTCATCAAGGGATACCTTTACGGGGCTGGTCCTGAAAAGCAGAAGCTGAATCCGGAGGATGTGGTTCACTTCAGGAATCCAAACCCGAGAGATATTTATTACGGCATGGGCTGTCTTGAGGCGGCTGTGCTGGAACACGACCTCGCTGACGCAATGAACACCTATGAACAAGCACTGAACAGCAACATGGCAGTTCCGCCAATCCTCATCTCATATGATGGAAACATTCAAGATGGTGAGATGCAGAGGGTCGAGGCCGAATGGAACAAGGCTCTCATGGGGCTGGCGAAAACAGGGAAGGTGAAAGTTGCTGACAAACGGTTCAAGGTTGAAAAGCTGGCCTTTGGACCGAGGGAGCTGAATTTTCTCCAGGGCAGGAAGTGGACTCGTGACGTCATAGCGGCGGCATTCGGCGTTCCAGTTTCATTGCTCACAATTGAAGACGTCAATCGGGCAAACGCCGCCGCTGGTATGCCGATGTACGAGCAAATCAGCATCAAGCCCCGTTTGAGAAAGATTGAGAATAAAATCAACCAAGACATCATCCCGTTCTACAACGAACCTCGGTTGTTTGTCGCGTTTGACGAGAATGTCCCTGAAGACACTGAGGCGAAACTGAAGGAGGCGACTGAGCTGTTCACTTCAGGCATCATCTCCAAAGACGAAGCCAGAGAAATATTCAACTACCCGCCAGCAGATGACGAGAACGGTGTTTATCTGGTCCCTGGCAGAAACGAGCCGTAGGAGCCGAAAAATGAAATCCAAACTGAAAATCAGCGACAGTTTTCTCGGGGCGCTCCCAGCTCCAATGCAGGATGGTCTTGAGGACACACTGAAGCAGTGCGAGGACGACACGCCAATTCTGAAGAGAAGGCCGTCCGTGCATGATTTTGAAATCACCGACAAAGACCAGAGGGTCGCAATCAACTACGCCTCGACAAGAGGTATTGACAGGGACAAAGAAATCGTCGTCCCGAACGGCGTGAATCTCAGCCATTTCAGAAAAGCCCCAGTCCTCTTGTGGGGTCATCAATGGAAAGAGCCACCGATTGGAAGCGACCTGCACATCAAGGCCGACGGATATGGATTGATGGCGAAGAGTGAGTTCGCCGAGACAGCCAAGGGCAACGAGGTCTGGAATCTCGTAAACGGCAAACACCTGAGAACCTCTTCAATCGGTTTTATCCCGATGAAAACCGTAAGGAACGGTTCTGACAACTATGGCAAGGTCGTTGACAAGCTCGTTGAGATGTGGGATGATTTCACGACTGCCAAGGCTGACGAAGTATCCGCCATTATCATGACGAGCCTGTTGCTCGAACACAGTCTTGTCAGCGTCCCTGCAAACATTGACGCCCTCGTCCTTGCCGTCAGCAGTAAAGAACTTGACATCACAGCCAAGACGCTGAGTGAGCTTGGTGTCGAAATTGAGATTGAGGACGACAACTACGACTGGCTGAAGGACCTGCCGTCTGACGAGCCCGAGGATAAAGATGACGATTCTGAATCCAAGGACAAGAAGGACGATGACGACCAGAAGGAAAAGGTCGAGTCCAAAGATGAAGAGAAAAAATCACCAAAGCTCGTCGCAAGACTCATCAAGGCTCCCGACAAGGTGAAGAGCTACACGAAGCAAGACCTTCACAGAATTGTCAATGAAGCTGTTGAATTAGCCAAAGGAAAAATCTAAGTTCTATCAAACAAAGCATCTTTGCGGCGTGGAGCGCAAGCCTCCGAAAGCTGGTAGCCCCAGTGAAAGCGGAACATAAGCGTGGCCCATGCGGAAGATTGCGAGTAACCAAACCCGCAACAAAGGTGCAACACAATGAATAAGCTCAAACTGAAGAGCAAGTGGAACGAGTTTGAGGCTGGAAGCGTCATCGAAGTCGATGAGCAAACCGCCAAGGCCCTGAAGCTCGCTGGAATCGCAGAGGACTGGGACCCCGAGGAGGAATCGAAGAAAGAGGAATCCGACGAGAACCTGAAGAGCCTCATCAATAAGGAAGTCACCGAAGCCGTCAAGTCGGCCCTCTCCAACAACCAAGATGGCAACGTTCGCGTTCGCTTTGAGGTCGTTGAGGACGAGAAGGAAAAGAATGCGAAGCAGGGAATGCTTCACATCGGTGACATGCTGAAAGCCATGGCGCATGGCGACCAGGACGCACTCTCGAAGCATCGTTCGGCCATGAAAGCCGCCTTGGGCAACCAAGAGGCAGTGGACGCAGACGGTGGCTACCTCGTCGAGTCGCAGTTCCTGACCCGCATCGTTGACCATCTGTTCAACAGTTTGGTCCTCACCCGTGGCGCGACCCGCATTCCGGTGACAGCTCCTGCCTCCAACGGCATCAGCTATCCCGAGCTGGACGACTACGACCGCACCGACGGCAATCACGCTGTAAACGTTTATCGTATCAGCGAAGCCGCCGCGAAGACGAAGTCGACCCCGCAGTTCGGCAAAATCACCATCAACCTCGAAAAGCTGGTCGGCCTGTGGTATGCGACCGACGAGTTGCTGATGGACCGTGAAGCCCTCGCGGCTGTGGTCGAGCAGTGGTTCGTTCGCGAGTTCTCCTACAAGCTGGACTACGAAGCTCTTCGTGGTTCGGGTAGTGGCGAGATGTTGGGTATCCTCGACAACTCGAACGACGCACTGGTCACGGTCAACCGTGCTGGCGCTGGTGCCATCAGCGGAACGGACGTGTTCAACATGTACGCTCGTATGTGGGCGAACGGGTTCCGCAACTGCGAATGGTTCGTGTCCAACACGGCCTATGCGGCACTCCAGGGCATCACGGTCGGCAATCAGCCCGTGTTCCTGCCGCCCGTCGGCAACGGCGGTGCAATCGCGGCACCGAGCGGCACGTTGCTCGGACGCCCCATCCGCATTCTGGAACAGGCCTCAACCTTGGGCACCAAGGGCGACCTGAACCTGTTCGACATGTCTCAGTATGTCATTGCTGAGAAGGGCGGAATCGAGCGGGCAAGCTCCATCCACGTCCAGTTCACCACCGACCAGACGGTCACCCGTTGGGTCATGAGGAACAACGGACGCCCGATGTGGAGCAACGTCATCACCCCGAACCAGGGCAGTGCATCACTGAGCGCGTTCGTCACGCTCGGCGACGTCTCCAGCTAATCTGAAAATTGAGTATGGTGTGTCCTCCCCCGTAAAAAGGGGAGGACTGCCTGCCCGCTTTAACTGTTATGGAGGTCAAAAGCGGCAATGGATGCTTATGCAACTCATTTAAGGATTCTGGTCAGATACGCACTGAATGCGCCGATAGGCTCTCATATCGCAGAAATGGGATGTGGCTTCTACTCGACGCTCGTTCTGAACGAAATCGCCAAGGCAAGGGGCCTGCACTTCACGGTCTACTATCAAGACAGGCAGTGGCAGAAGAAGGTAGAGCCCTATGCCGAGGCGGCTGAGTTCGTAAGGGTCGAAGACTGGGAGAAATGGGAACTGGACAAGCCGACACATCTAGTGTTACTGGACAACGAGCAGATGGTCAAAGACAGGTACAAACAACTGCCGAAGCTGGTCAAGCATGCGCAGTTCATTGCCGTCCACGACGCCGACACGTACTCCGAGCGGAATATCGACCTGTTCGGCACGTACAACGTTGTCGAGATTGAAAAGACCCTGTCCCCACAAACGGCAATCATCAAGGGTATTGACCTGAAGCTGAAAAACGCAGTGAAGAGCGCCGTCGTATGCGTCTACAGTCAAGGGGGCGACTTCGACAGCCACTGCAACAACTACGTCAAGAACCTGTTTGAATGCGTTAAGAAAAACATCAAGCACGTAGATTTCGACTTCTTCTGCCTGACCGACGTGGCCGAGGAAATCAACGTCAAGGGCGTCAGGTGCATCCCTCTCGAATCAGACCTAAAGGGATGGCACTCGAAGTTTGAGGTGTTCAGGGAGGAGCTGTGGGTCAACTACAGGAACGTCCTCTACCTCGACCTTGACACCATTGTCACGGCAGGCCTTGACGGCATCCTGACCGACAACGCAGACTTCATGATGCTCAGCGACCTGCTTCATCCCGAGTCGCTCGCTTCAGGCGTCATGCTCTTCAACCCAAAAGACAAGCGATTCCTGTACGAGAACGCAATCAAACATAGACCCAGGGCGGACGAGTGGGACCAGAGGCTTATTGAGCAATGGTGTGAAGAGTCAAAGCTCGACGTCATGAGATTTCAGGACTTCTACAACATCGCCAGCTTTAAGAAGGAAATCACAAAGGAGGGCAAATCTCCCGAAGACTTCCATATGGTTTGCTTTCATGGCAGGCCTCGACCACACGAGGTCAGGTGGAGGCTTCCAAGGGCCAATAAAAGCGGTGATGAGATACCATACAAGAGCGTTGAGAAATGGTGCGACGGAGAGACTGTCTACATCATCGGTGGAGGGCCGTCGCTGAAGGGTGTTGATTTGAAGAGAAAACTGAAGGGAAAGACCTGTCTGGCGATTAACGGCTCGTTTGAACTGGGGCTTGCAGAGACCCTGTTCTTCGGCGACGATGTGTGGTTCAATAGAAAAAGAGCCGACGTTCTTGGCAAAAAGAGGCTGAAGAGAATTTACACGACGAGCGGCATCAGGCACGAACGCGTCGTTAATGTCTTTCCGTCAAATGATGGAATCTCCGACGACCCGACCAAGGTTGCATGGAATCTGAACAGCGGCTTTGCGGCCCTGAACTTGGCCCTTCTTGGCGGCGCGAAGAAAATCGTACTGCTCGGCTTCGACATGTGCAAGGCCGAAGACGGCGAAAGCAACTGGTACGAGAACATCAGGTACGTCTGCGACAACACGTACAGCGCATTCCTCAGTCGCCAGGAGACAATGGCCAAGGAAATCAAGGAGAAGTTTCCTGAAGTGGAAATTCTCAACGCCAACCCTGAGTCGAAACTGGACGTGTTCAAGAAGGTGACGCTCAAGGAAGCTACTAAAGAGAGGCAGAAAGCAGGAGCTAAATAATGGCACTGACGACACTTACAAGAGTCAAGGCATACCTCGGTCTGACCGACTCGACATATGACACGCTTCTCGGCTACCTGATTTCAGCCGTCGATGACGCAATCTCACGCTATTGCAATCGGAACTTCACGAAGGACAACTACGCCGTCGTTCAGTACGGAAGCGACAACCTTCACGAGCCGTGGTGGCCCGAGATGCAGTGTGACGACAATGGTTGGAACTCGGTCAACTACCCGACAATCAGGAAGCAGGGAGAGCTTGTCGTTCTCGACAACCTGCCAGTCAGCGCGGTTCTCTATGCCGCCTATGGAATGCAGACCATCATCGACATCCAGTATGACGGAAGTTCTTCTGGGTACGTTGACTTCACTGCTGGCGAGAAGTTGGTACTGGTCGAGAACCTGACGAAAACAGAGATAGCCATAACCGACTCTTCAACGGTTCAGGACCTTATCACGGCCATTTCGGCAGAGACCAACTGGACAGCGACGGCATCAGATGCGGACTACGCGTCCTATCCGGCCAAATGCATTGTTGCGGCTGGCTCAGGCCCGATGGAGGACGCATCCGACGATGTGTATCTTTACGGCTGTGTCAACGCATTCAGGCTCTCAAGGCAAACAGACGGCCTTTACAGGGCAAGTGTCAAGCTCGGGTCGAACACGCCGTTCGTGGTCATCTATGAAGGCGGCTATGAAGAGGCCGACCTGCCAGCCTCTCTCACCGAGATAGCAACAAAGGCGGTTGCTGACGCATTCGGCAACATTGACCTCAATCCGTACCTTGAGAGTGAAAAGGTCGGTGACTATTCGTACAAAATAAGTGACAACTTCGACGCATTCAGTTATGTTGACCCATACACGGGTAGCTTGGACCTCTTCAGGCGAATCCCGATGGGCGTTCAATAATATGGAGGAACGACAATGAGTGAAGAGCCGAAAACAGAAGAGAAACCAGCAGAGAAGCCGCCAGTTGACGACAAGGTCAAGGAAATCATGGAGTTGACCATCAAGATGCTAGAGGGCGTAATCGACACCGAGGCCCTGACAAACTGGCTCAAGAACAGGAACTGGGAAATCGTCCTTGGTCAGGCGTGGGCACATCTCGACACGCCAGAGAAGAAGGCCAAGATGCTGACCCACTTCGCCAAGTGCGACATGTTCCCGAAGGCGAAGAAAAAGGGCTTTGGACCAAAAGGTGCATAGATGAGTTACCGCAAGCTCCTGACACAGCCAGCAGTTTACTGGCCCCCTGGCCAACCAGACGGGTTTGGACAGACGGTCCCAGGTGACGCTGTTCAGATTCTTGTCAGATGGCAGGACGAGCAGGAGCGTGCGGTTGACTCGACTGGAGTTGAATTCGTCAGCTTTGCAACGGTCTACAGCACTCAAAAACTTGCCCTTGACGGCTGGCTATGGCTTGGGAAGCTGGCGGACGCTGAATATCCGTCAGCCCCCAGGAAGCAGGTCGGTGCTCGTCAGGTTCGAGTGGCCGAAAGAAGCCAGAGCCCAAGAAACAGAATCGCCGTTTACAAGCATCGACTTGGCGGAGGAACCTGATGACTCTTCAATGCAACACAACGCTTATTGGCAACAGTGTCGCGGTTGACATCAAGGACATCATCGCCGTCTGTCAGCTTGGCGAGTTTGCTGGAAGCGAAGACGTCAGTTGGGCGGTCTATGTCGGCCAGCAACCAGCTCAGCCAGACAATGTCGTCACAATCTATGACGGCGGCGGCACGAGGTTCAACACGATAAGCGAATGCGTGAGCGAAGACGTCACCTTCCAGATGAGGGTCAGATGCACAGACTACGTCGAAGGCTATGCGATGGCGCAGAAGGTTGCAGGAGCACTCAATTTGGTAAAGAATCACGAAATAAGCAATGGCAGACAGTTTCACACGACCTACACGGTCATTCAGCAGGAGACACTGCCAGAAATTGAGTTTTACGACGACGAGAACCGACCAGTTTTCCTGATGAGTTTTTCAGGGATAAGAGAAATTGCACTCAACTCCTAACCAGCCAAAGGAGATAACCCATGGCTAACGAACGAGCATACGAACCAGTAGGAACAACTCTTGCGGTTGGCAGTCAGACGTTCTGTTTCGTGTCCATTGGTGGCATCGGTTTTGCCGCCCGTGACGCGATTGAGAACACCTGCTTGAGCAACACGGAGTACATTACCAAGCAACCTCAGGCCCTCAAGGAGTCAGGGGACCTTCCCTTCACGGCTCTCTGGGACCCGAGTGAGTTTGCCGCCATTGAGGCCGAAATCAACGACAACCAAGAGCTCGTCTTCACGGTTGCGGGTCTTGGAACCATCACCTTCTACGGCTTCCTGCAAAGCGCTGAAGTCAACGAAGCTGGTCCTGGCGACCGTTGGGAAATCAGCGGCAACATCGTTATCACGAACCTGACCGACGCCAATGTCGAGACTGGTCCTGTGTACGCGGCGGCTCCGTAAATAAAAAACACCCAGACTATGGAGGTCAATGAACTATGGGTATTCTAAGCAAAGCAGTTCAGGGATTCAAAAGTGGCGAAAGCTACAGAATGGAATCCCTCGATATCGACGTCATGGTTTGCAAGATGACAGTCAAGCAAGCCAAGGCGTTACAGGCGTTCCAGAAGAAGCACAACATCAAAGAAGAAGAGAATGACTTCTCGAAGAACGCAGTCATGATTGAGTTCATTCTGAAGAACTTCTTCAAGGATGAATCTGGCAATCCTCTCCTTGAGGATGGCGAAGAGTCCATCGTTGACGACCTTACTGTTGATGCAATTCAGGAACTCACAGAGGCGTTTTCAAAGGTAAACAAGCTCAACATGAACAATGAAGAGCTGGTGGAAGACGCTAAAAAAAAGTAGAAAAAGACGGCTGGCTTTTTGACCTTGCAGAGATTATCGGCTGTACTGTTGACGAGCTGGATGAGCGTCTTACTCGTGAAGAGTATCTGTGTTGGCAGTTGCGCCTTGCGGAGCCGAGAGGTGACCGCAGGGCGGACTACCACGCCGCCCTTATCACGAAGGCCATATACGACTTCATGCTCGGCTTCAGCAAGAGCAGAAGGAAGGTAAGGTTGAGCGACCTGTTGATTAAATTCGAGCGCAGAGAGACCAACCCAGCGGCGGTGGCAAGAAAGGCGAGTGCCTTCTTCGGGAATGTTATTCCAGAGGAAGACATCCTGCGGTTTGAAGAGAAACAGAAAGCGGGGTAAAAAATGGCACTTGGAACATTAGGCGGACAACCACCTGGGCAACCCTTTAACAAGGGAGGTGGCCCAAACACGCCAGCAATGGGTGGCAACCTGTTTGAAGTCAAGACGCTAAAAGAATACGAAAGCTCGTTTACCAAGCTCAACAAGAAGCTCAGTGAAGTGTCCACTACCTCCAAAAAGGCCGGTAAGGACATGCAGGGCCTCATTGTCAGACTTGGCGTCCTTGCCACGGTCGCAAACAAGGTGTCAGGTGCTCTGAATAAGGTTGGCAACAGCATCTTTAGCCTAGCCAAAGAGATGGTGAAGATGGGTCTCGCCGCCGAGGAGGCAGAGGCGAAGTTTCAGGCGGTGTTTGGCCGAGGTGGTATGAGAGAGGCGAGTCTAGCCGCCAAAATCTTAGCCGATAGGTATGGACTGGCCAACAGCACCGCAAGAGAGCTCATAGCGACAACTGGCGACTTGGCGTCGGCACTTGGGCTTTCTGGCAAGAGGGCCGCAGGTCTTGCCGCAATGACATCAGACCTCGGTGCCAAGCTTGCAGAGCATAACAACGTCGCTGGCGGTGCCGCTGAGGCGACCATGCGTCTCACAAAAGCCATGCTCGGCGAAACCGAAAACGTCAAGTCTCTTGGTATTAAAATAGGCCTCAATGATAAGAAGACGAAAGAGCTTACGAAGACCCTCATGCGTGAGAAAAACATGACGTTTGAGGTAGCTAGGGCACTGGCCATCCTGACGATAGCACAAGAGCAAAGCAAAAATGCAATACAATTCTCGACCAAGGCGACCGAGCGTGCGACGTATTGGATGCGTGCGTTCAATGAGCAGGTTAAGGCCGCGAAGGAGGCAGTCGGAAAAGACATCATTGAAACACTTGGACTGGCTGAAGTAATGAAGCTCCTGACAGATGGGCTCAAGGTGATTGTCGGACTATGGAAGTCATTCGACAAGGGCACGAAGCAGGTAATTATTGGCATAACTTTGTTGATTGGATTTCTTGCATTGGTGTTGGCCGCTGTACTTGCCTTGTTTGCTGGTGTGGTTGCGCTTATTATTGCAATCATTGCACTCGGCCCAGCCGCCGCTCCCGTAGCTATAGCACTGGCCATAATCATTGGTTTTGTCCTTTTAATGGTGGCGGCTGTGTTGACATTGGCAGAGGCGCTCGGCGAAGGTGAGACAATGATGGAAAGAATTACCGATGGCCTGAAGAAGATGTTGCTTGGCGTTGTTCAAGTCCTCGTATTCATTATGAACATCCCGCACAACCTTGGGGTGATACAGACCAGAATCGGAGCATACCTGAACGCAATAATCGTCATGTTTGAAGAGTTCGGCAAAAACGCTGTTACCATTCTTGGAAACATCCCTGACGCAATCAAGGCCGCAATGACTGGCGGCCTTGACGAGGGCAAAAAGGCCCTCATGAGTGGCGTTAAGGATATGGAGAAAATTACCGATGAGATGGGCAGGGAGCTTGAGGCAATCGGCGGCTCAGAGGCTCCTCAGTTCAGATTCGGAATGAAAAAGACACTCGGCGACCTCTGGAAGCTGGGTGAAGGATGGCTTGGTGGCGGAAAGGGCGGCAGTGGCATCAGCATGGAGCTACCGCAGGCCACCATGATGGGCAGTGTCGAGGCGCACAAGGTTCTTGCCGCCGCTGGTCGAGAGGACCTTGCCGCAAAAAACGCGAAGGCCAACGAAGACACAGCAAAGAATACAAATGAGATTGCCAAGAGCGGAATCCCGATTAAGGGGCTGGCGATAACAAATTTCGCATAAGAGGTCACCATGAGCGTAACAGGTTGTCAAACATTTGGAAGAACATTCACCAATGAGAAAAACAGCCAGACAGGTACCAGAGTCTGGAACATCTGGAGTACGGTAAATCTCGACATCGACGACGTGCTCACGGAGGCGGCT